TAAGATTACTTACCTTTACATGCCCTTTTATGGTAGAAGTAGAATCGTCTATTGTTCTTAAGAAAGATTGTATGTCTGACCCGTCTAAGTCAGAATCATCTATGTAGATACCGGTAGTGGCGTTTTGCGTAGCGTTATCAAATCGTATCTTACCTGCACCGGGGTCGCTGTTTGTTGTAGTTGTGCTAAAGTCGTACTTAAATGTAGCACCGCCAAAGGAACCCTGTGGTCCAGTAGGTCCCGTAGGTCCAGTTGGCCCGGTCGGGCCAGTAGGACCAGTAGGTCCTTGACTACCAGTGGGTCCGGTAGCACCGTCACTTCCGTCACTACCATCAGAACCAGCAGGTCCACTAGGTCCTGTAGGTCCTGTAGGGCCTGTTCCACCAGCGGGTCCCGTCGGTCCGGCCGGACCAGTCGGACCGGTTGGTCCAGTTGCGCCAGCAGGTATAGAGAAAGCAAATACTTTGGCCGTGTCTGGTCCAGAAGCCGTGACACCTATTGGTCCTGTAGAAGCTGATGGTGTGCCAAAGCCCGCCGCTGGACCCGTAGGTCCTGTAGGACCTGTGCTTCCGTCAGAACCATCACTCCCATCACTACCCGCAGGTCCAGTAGGGCCAGTAGGTCCCGTCGGACCCGTAGG